CCCATGGGGTGAAAAAACAAAAGGTAAATTAACGGTACTTCCACCGGTAGAACAATTCCTTATTTCAAGAGAGAAAAGGTTATTCAAAGGATATGAAGAGTACAATGACATCACCCGACTCGGGTTTGACTTGGAGACGACCGCTTTGGAACCAAAGGATGGTCGTATATTTATGATTGGAATCAAAACTAATAAAGGATACCAAAAAGTTATTGAGTGTGCTGACGAAGACCAAGAAAGAAGAGGGTTAGTAGAATTTTTTAACATCATTGACGAACTTAAACCATCAATCATTGGTGGATACAATTCCGCAAACTTTGACTGGTTTTGGATATTCGAGAGATGTAAGGCACTTAACTTAGACATCAAAAAAATTGCTAAATCATTAAACCCGGCAAGACCTATCTCTCAAAAGGACGGTATGTTAAAACTTGCCAACGAGGTAGAAAGATTCTCACAAACTCAATTATGGGGATATAATGTTATTGATATTATTCACTCTGTTCGTAGAGCTCAAGCAATCAATTCAAGTATTAAATCTGCGGGTCTTAAATACATTACTCAATACATCAAAGCGGAAGCCCCCGACCGAGTTTATATCGACCATTTAGAGATTGGACCAATGTATGCCAAAAAAGAGGAATATTGGTTAAATGTTGAGAATGGAAAATACAAAAGAGCCGACAATCCGGATTTTGATAATTTAGATACAAGATTCCCGGGGAAATACCTAAAGGTTACCGGTGATAACATTGTGGAGAGATATCTTGACGATGACTTAGAGGAAACGTTAACTGTGGATGATGAATTCAATCAGGGAACGTTTCTATTAGCATCAATGGTACCGACAACATATGAGAGAGTTTCCACAATGGGAACCGCGACTCTATGGAGAATGATTATGTTGGCTTGGTCATATAAAAATAATTTGGCAATCCCCCAAAAAGAAGAGAAGACTGACTTTGTTGGAGGACTTTCAAGACTACTTAAAGTGGGTTACTCTACCAATGTACTTAAACTTGACTACTCGTCTCTATACCCGTCTATTCAGTTGGTACACGACGTGTTCCCTGAGTGTGATGTAATGGGTGGAATGAAAGGAATGTTAACTTACTTCCGTAATGCTCGTATTATGTATAAAAACTTAGCATCGGAGTATAAGTCAATTGATTCTAAAAAATCACTTTCATACGATAGAAAACAATTACCATTAAAAATCTTTATTAACTCGATGTTTGGTGGTTTATCAGCACCACACGTTTATGAGTGGGGGGAAATGAATAGTGGTGAAAGAATTACCTGTACCGGAAGACAATATCTTCGTCAGATGGTAAAATATTTTGTTAAGAGAGGATACACACCTTTGGTACTTGATACCGATGGTGTCAACTTTAGTTTACCTGAAGGTGGTGTTGATGACAGAGTTTATATTGGTAAAGGATTGAATTGGTTGGTTGAAGAAGGTAAAGAATATAGAGGTTATTACGCCGACACCGCAGAATACAACGACTTGTTTATGAAAGGTGAGATGGGATTAGATTGTGATGGAACTTGGGATTCTTGTATTAATTTAAGTAGAAAAAATTACGCTACGATGGAATCTAACGGTAAAATTAAATTAACCGGGAATTCAATTAAGTCTAAAAAATTACCACTATACATTGAGGTGTTTTTAGATAAAGGTGTGAGATTATTATTGGAGGGAAAAGGACAAGAATTTATTGAGTGGTATTTTGAATATCACCAAAGGATATACGACCAACAAATCCCATTAAAACAAATCGCTCAAAGAGCTAGAGTTAAGTTGTCAGTTGAAGATTATAAAAAGAGATGTGGTTTAAAAACAAAGGCGGGTTCATTAATGAGTAGAATGGCTCATATGGAATTGGCAATCAAACACGACTTAAAAGTTTCGTTGGGTGATGTTATTAGTTATGTTAATAATGGTGTTAAAGCATCTCACGGGGATGTTCAAAAAATCACCAAAAACAATTATACTAAAAAAGCGTTAGATTTGTTCACATCAGTAAATGGTGTGGAACCTGAAGATAAGTCTACCTCAACAATACAATTGAATTGTTATATGTTAGACCAAACGGAAATTGAGAATAACCCCGATTTAACCGGAGAGTATAATGTTCCAAGAGCAATCTCAACATTTAATAAAAAAGTCGAACCATTGTTGATTGTTTTTAATAAAGAATTAAGAGAAAGTTTGTTAATTGCTAATCCGGAAGATAGAGGATTCTTCACTAAAACTCAATGTGAGTTAATTGGGGGTATTCCTAATAAAGAAGGTGACCAAGACACTATTGGGGATTTATTAACAATAACTGATTTAGAATTAAAGTTTTGGGAAAGAGTTGGTGTTAGTTCTGAATATATTTATGAATTAGCCGAACCTGGTTGGGAAGAACACATTAACTAAAATAAAAAAGGTGTCATATTCGACACCTTTTTTTATTCCAATTTTAATCCATCTGACGATACTATGTACCAATTATTTTCTAACATATAAAATTCAACACAAGCACCCCAATCAATAAATATTTCATCATAGTACTCATCAATTTTACCTGAACTAGGTCTAATGAATACTTTGGTTAATGCTTTAATAATAATATGTTCTGTTGTATTGGAATCTAATATTATATTACAAGATTCAACATCTTTAATTACAAGCAAAATTTCCCCATTTGTTCTGTAATTGGATTCGGTAATAATTTTTTTCATTGGTATTATTTCAATAATTTCAGTATTTTCAGTATTTTCAGTATTTTCTACCTCGATTAAAGTATCACCTAAAAATCGTGGGTCGTTAATTATTTTTCTTGTTAATCTTTGAGTTATAGGATTCATAAATTATATTACATAAATTTGTCTTGGCATTGCTCTAAATTTAAGTTGTTTGTTTAAATTTTCTGCGAGTAACGCTTCACGTTCCATCATTTTTTCAGGACGTAATCTTTCCAATCTTAATTTTAATTCTTCTTCAAGTTTAGATTTTTCATCTTTACCTTCAGTTGCTAAAGTTGCGTAATCCATAGTTAATTCACTATCAGGTGTTTTAATATTACCACTAAATTTACCTCTAACTCTTGATAATGTTTCTTTACAATAAGCGGTAAACCATCTTCTAACAAATTGTTGAGAAGGATTATTTAAGTCAATCCAAGACATAGAGTCAATTGGAACGTCAGACGGTAATTTAATAATGTCCGGATTGTTTTTTAAACAATTATCTCTATCCGCAGGTCCAACATCGTAATACCAATACCATACTTGACCTTTAGCTAAATTTCTATCACCAAAATCAAATTTACCCCCCGGAGTATTCATTAAGTGAATAGCTTTTTTACCTTCAGGTAATGCGGTTATAGTATATGTTAAATCACCCGCTATAATACGTCTTTGAATATTAATTTCTTGCATTCTCAATAACATATCAAATGCTGGCATCATAAAATAAGAACCGGTTGCACCCATTTGAGCGAAACCTCCACCACCTCCCATAGCACCTAAACCACCAAAACTAAAATTATCAAAATAAACACCATTCATTGGCGATGGGTTAAACCATAATAATTCATTAATTTCTCTATTTGCAGGAATTTCGTAAATTTGTTGATTAGGTACTAGTTGTATAAAATCTTTTTTTAACACTGAATCACCACCCGCTTGTAATCCAACTATTTTAGAATAAGCATATGTATATCGTGTTTCCCAATCTAAACTTTTAGTTACAAAAGCCCTTGATAATGATTGAGTATCTAAATTTAGATTATATAAAGATGTCCATTGAGATTCGATTAACCAATCTTGAATATACTGTGAATAGTCACCGATAGATAATTCTAATAAACTATCCATTTGTTCGTCTTCTAATTCAATACTTCTTAATGGGGCACCAAGTAAGTGTTTAATTCTTGTGTATAATTTAGTTCTTTCCGGTTCCGGTATAATTGCTGTTTGATATGTTGCACCAGTTAATATTGCCATAACGTTTTTATTTTATAAATATCAACTTAATGTATAAATCAGGTCTTCTTTAGGGAAAATAAACTGACCGTCCATTATTTTTGAATGTTTATTGTCAAAGACCAAAACTTCTTTATTATTACGAGTAAAAATTAACCAATCGGTAGAGTATCTCTTAACATTTCCTGTACCTAAAATCATTATTGAATCTTTAATTTCTTTTTCACCGGTAAATGGTTTAATTTGTGCGGTTTTTTTAACACCATCAACAATTACTTCACAATCAATCCCACCAATCATATCTTCTTTACTCCCAAGTTTACCGATAGCGTTAACGTTATCATCACCAAATTGTTTTTTTAATATTTCAATAGTTTTATCTTCTCTTGATTGACCCCAACTATTAGTTTGAGTTAACACTTTCATAAGATTTTGGAATGTGGATGATTTTTGTGAAAATATTCTAAATTTGTATTCATCTAAAACATCTACAAGTTTTCTAACTTCACTTATTTGTTCAAATGGTTTTAGTCCAATCATTTTTATTTCAGGTAATTGTTTGGCTATTAAAACTTGATTAACATCATTAAGTAAAACACAAAAACAACTATAGTTTGTGTTTAGTTTATTTAAAACTGAACGACCTTGAGTTTCTAAATCATATACTCCGGCAACTTCACCTTCAGCATATTCGTTATTTCCATAATAATTGTCGGGGAAAACTTCTTTTAACATTCTGTTAATTCCATCTTTAAAGATTGTTTTAACTTTTGGATTAATGTTGAATACCATACGAATCGCCTCGTTCATTTCTCTACTACATCTTTCAGATTTACCTTCAGAAATAACAGATTTTAATTCAGCGCTTTCATTTAATTTATTATCCACTCTCATTGTATATAATTTGTTAACAAATTCCCAATTTACACATTTCCAAAAGTTTTTAATGTAGTCATCTTTTTTGTTTCTGTATTTTAGGTAGTAAGCATGTTCCCATAAATCTAATCCTAAAATTGGGTATCCACCATCTTCAACCACATTCATTAATGGATTGTCTTGATTTGCCGTGGACACAATTTTTAAGGTGTTTCTTTTTGTTAGGACTAACCAAACCCATCCTGAACCGAATCTATCTTTTGCGATAGTTTCAAATTCTTTTTTGAAGTTGGTGAATGTATTAAAATCTTTTTTGATTTGTTTGATTACATCACCATTTGGGGTTTGAGTTTTTGGAGATAACATTTTCCAAAATAAAGCGTGGTTAAACGCTCCTCCGGCATTATTTCTGATTGTTTTATTAAATCTACTGATAGATTTAACTATTTCTTCAAGTTCTAAATCACCATAATCTTTGTTTTTAAGAGCGGCGTTTAGTTTATCTACGTAACCTTTATAATGTTTGTTATAATGGTAGTTCATTGTTTCAGCATCAATAAATTGCTTTAGTGCTGAATAGGAATATGGTAATTTTTCGATTCCTATCTTTTTCATCTCATTAAGAAAGAGTGTTTCATTTTCTTGTTTTTCAACGTTTTGAATCTCTTCCGTAATGAGTTTGATTTTATTTTCAATATGTTTCATTCGGCTTGTTATTTATTTCTTATAAATATCTCAACAAACAAATTATCTTCGGGTGTTGATTTTATTCATAAGTTCTTCAATGAAGTCACCACTCTCACCAATGTTATCCCCCATAACCGTTCCAATGTTTTGTTTCTTCATATTAACCATATCATAAATTATACCTTCTATGGTATTATCAAAGATTGGATAGTAAACCGATACCGAATTTTTTTGTCCATATCTATATGCTCTGTCTTCAGCTTGAGCCAAATCACCCGGAACAAATGATAGGTCATTTATTATTACAGCTTCAGCGGCGGTCAATGTAATACCGACTCCTGCGGCTTTATCATTTCCTACAAATACTTTAATTTTTTCATTTTCTTGGAATTGGTCAACAGAGTATTGTCGTTGAGGTTTTGATGTTGAACCATCTAATTTAACAGCAATTTTACCAAAGTGTTCCGTAATTTTATTTAAAGTTTCGGTGAAATTGGTGAAGATAATAACTTTCTTACCTTGTTCAATAATGTTTTCCGCAAGTTCAATTGTATCTTTAATTTTTTCTTCGGCAATTACTTGACGAACTTTCATTAGTTTACTGAATTGAACTGTTAATGATGTACTTTCATCCGGATTCTTATCGTACCAATCGTAATACTCACCCATCAAACCTTCATAC